TTACAAAATTGATTTAAATTTTTAATTTCTTCTTCATGTCCATCTGGGTATGTAATTAACCACAAAATTTTTGATTTTGATATAGAAATATTTTTACAAATTTTACCTTTACTCCATGAAATTTGTCCCATATGTGCGTCACTTGATTTTTTTCTAGTGGCATCAGAAGCCTTTTTCTTCCAATTCCAATGCTTTTCTCCAGAGGGGCACCCACCCTCTCCACCAGGAGTCAAATTAATCAGGGGGCCGGCATTTAAACATCTTCTACCAATTTTAGCGATTAACATAATTTCATTCTTATAAGCAAGGTCTTCAGATAAACCTTTATAATAAAATTCTACAATTGGTTTAATTCCTAATTTCTCATGAATTTTCACAATATTATTAAAGTGTTTACTATGATAACTCAAATATCTCTTTCCTTGTCCCTTACCAACATAAAAGGGTTCCAAAATCAAATTATCAGTTCTATACCAAATATACGTATAATATTCCATCATTTCCCTCAAGTCAATTCAAGTGGGACCTCTACAATAAGAGGTCCCAAACATTCACAATTATTTATGTATAATTAATAGCTTCACCGAGATCGGTTGTAGGACCATTAACACCAATAGCTTGCCATTCCTGGAATCTTAATGTTACCTGGAATTTTTCTATCGTGTTATTTGTTGCCCAGTCTAATTCAATGGCTCCCAATTCTGTCGGGAAAAATCCCTGCATTTCATAAACTTTAATTGGAATATCACTAGTTTTAGATAATTGTTGAACTTGACCATTGGCTGTATATTGAGCAGGTGAATAAGCCAAAGGACTACGGATATTAGCATCATGGGCATTCAATGCACTTAACCAAAATTCAAATGAATCTCTGATTACAAAATTCTCGTCGTTCATTATAGTTATTGTCCAAGGATCGAATTCACGATCACCAGGATAGTACACTTTTCTTCCCATATATGGCACTTCAATTTCAGAGACCTTATCAGCAGGAATACTTGATGATTCCGCCAATAAAGTAACCAATCCATTAGCTGCTCCCGGAGGAGTAGCTAATGTTGGGAATGCAAAAACAATTTGGAATAAATTTGGTCTTACTCCGCCTCCAACTAATGCGGCTCTAAAACCACTAATACTTCTAGGCATTATAATATCTCCTTAAAATTTAATATTGACCAACAATCTCTGTAAAATTTATTCCGGTAGGTGTTGCGATGAAATTTAAGGTTATAAAATTTATCGACTTGGTTGGTTGCAAATAAATATCACCCTGGAATTGATGTGCATCAATCATCGCATTTGTATTATTTGTAGCATTGCAAACAATTTGATAGGCATATAATCCTTGGCGACCCTGAATATCTCTTAAATAAGGATCAATCAAGCCAACAAATTGGGCTCTTGTAGTTGCATCATTTAATTCAAATATTGTATATTTTGCCGCCATAGCAATTGCTTGTTCAATTACAATAAATAACCGGCGAACATTAATATGATCAAAGGCGCTTGGTTGTGAAGTCAACATTGTATCACCCCACAAAAGAATACCTTGACCAACAAAGGAACAAATAGGATTAATTTGATTGGTGTACAATAAATCTCTATATGCTTGATTTGGATTCCACGCAAGACCAACAGCACCCTTGATAATTCCACGATTTAATCCAGCAGGAGAAAACCAAGGATCTCTAGTCATATCGGTTCTTACACATAATCCAGCAACATCACCATTTGCTGGTATATAGCGATAAACATCATTCCACTTATCATACTTCTTAATCCAATTACCATCCAAAAATGCATAGGTTGAATTAGAAAATGTATCACGATAAGTTACAAGACTTGTGGCTTCACTACCAGCATTATTAATAACTAAATTGGAAGGTGGTGAAACGAAAACAACAGAATTCATTAATGTTTCTGCTATTTCAGTGATACAATATGTTACTACGGCTGAAGGATGATCGGCAGTTAAAATTAAACCAAATGTAAAATCTTCAACATTAAATAAATCATAACCCAATTCAATCTCGCCAGTTGATACGGAAGAATTATTAGAAATTCCACCCTCTAAAATAAC